TAGACCCTGGCTTAAACAACCCACTTTCAGCCCATTGGTACGCCGTTGACTACGACGACAACGTTTACGTAATAGCAGAACATTTTGAAAAGGGAAAAGATATAGAATATCACTCTGAAAAAATAAAGGAAATAAGTAAAAAACTTAACTGGAAAAAGGATTCTAAAGGTCGAATTTACGCTTTAATAGACTCTGCGGCAAACCAAAGAACGCTTGCAGGTATAAAAAGTGTAACGGAGACCTTTTTAGATTACGGAATTTTGGTAAATCCTAACGTAAACAAAAATTTGTTTAGTGGTATTGAAAAGGTAAAGTCCTATCTTAAAAGAGATAACGGCAGACCAAACATATATATTTTCAAAAACTGCGTTAATTTAATAAGGGAACTTAAAAGTTATTGGTGGGGAGAAAACGACACACCTAAAAAACAAGACGACCACGCACTGGACGAACTTAGGTATTATCTTATGACAAAGCCTGAAAACAATTTAAAACCACCACCAAAAACTAGAATACAAAAGGATAAAGAAAGGCTTATTAAAAAAATTCAAAATGCTAAAAAATAAAAAATTAGTAGATGCTCTTTATAAAAAAGCCGTTGGATTTGAAACGGAAGAAGTTACGGAAGAATATCAAGAAAAGGAGGGGGATATAGCGCTTATTAAGAAAAAAGTGACTAAAAAAACCGTACCCCCTGACATAACGGCGTTAAAAATGATAATGGATAATAATGAAGAAAAAGTAAGTGATATGACTGATGAAGAACTTGAAAAAGAGAAACAAAGATTACTTATGCTACTAAAAAAAGGAGAAGAAGATGACAAAAAGTGTAGAGTTTAAAGAAAAAATAGTAGAAGAAGTTACAAATGACTTTCTTAAAAGAAGAGAAGAACGCTTATCGCTAGAAAAACAGTGGGAATTAAACCTTAAATTTTTAGAGGGCAAGCAATATTATTCTTTACTTTCTAACGGAAAAATAATAGAAAAAGAAAAGAATTTTGGTTATGAAAAAAGGGAAGTGTATAACCATATACTACCTATAATCGAAAGAAGACTTGCAAAATTTTCTCAAATAAAACCTATTTTTTCAGTTAGACCAACTAGTGATGAAGAGGCTGAAATTAAAAACGCAAAAGTTGCTGAAAAGGTGCTTTTATCCACCTTTAACAAACTTGAGGTAGAAAAAACCGTTCTTCAAGCGACTAAGTGGAGCGAAACTTTAGGAACTGCTTTTTATAAGGTCGTTTGGATGGTTGACGGAGGAAAGCAAATAGGAAAAACTGAAGAAAAAGAAATATTTGAAGGAGAGGTTAAAATAAGCGCGATTTCACCTTTTGAAATTTTTCCAGACAGTTTAACCCATCAAGAAGTGGAAGATTGTTTTAGTATAATCCACGCAAAGGCAATGCGTATTTTAGACGTAGAAAAACTTTACGGAAAAAAACTAGATGATATAAAACTATTTTTTGACGAAGAGGAAAATTACGTTACGGTAATAGAAAAGTATGAAAAACCTACTAAAGAATATCCGTTAGGTAGACTTATAACGGTAGCAGGGGATAAATTACTTTTTTACGGCGAACTTCCTTACGAAAACGGGGAAGAAAAACAAAGAAATTTCCCTTTTATAAAGCAAACTTCAGGCATAATTCCTGGTAGTTTTTTTGGTAGTTCAATCATTGAAAGATTAATTCCTATTCAAAGGGCTTTTAACGCTATAAAAAACAGAAAACACGAGTTTTTAAATAGAATTTCCACAGGAATTATGACGGTAGAGGACGGCGCGATTGATACTGACGACCTTGAAACGGAAGGTTTAATGCCGGGTAAAGTTTTAGTTTACCGTCAAGGAATGAGCGCGCCAAGTATGCTTAAGGAAGAGCCTATTCCAACAGAGTTTTCTTTAGAAGAAGAAAGGCTTTTAACCGAATTTATATCAATTAGTGGTGTAAACGACGTTATTAGTAGCGCGTTAAGTCCAAAAGTAACTAGTGCGACTGCGCTGGAAGTTTTGTCAAGACAGGAAAACGAAAAACTGTTTTTAGAAGCAGAAAACGTAAGAGGTTGTTATCTTATGATAGCAAAAATGATTTTGAGAATTTACCGTCAATTTATTAAAGGCGTAAGAATTATGAAAGAGGTGGAAACGGAAGCCGAAAACAAAATTTTTTACGTAGATAAAAAGGTTATGCAAAGCGACGACGTTTATATAGACAACGAAAACGAAATGCTTTTTACTCAAAGTCAAAAAAAGGAAATGCTTTTTAAGTTATACGAAAGTGGACTTTTAGAAAACAGTCAAGGAAAGTTAAGTTCAATAACTAAAGAAAAGATATTAAATTTATTAGGTTATAAAAACTTATTTGAAGAAAAAAATTTATTAAACCTCCATCAACAAAAGGCTGATAGTGAAAACCAAAAACTTAAAAAAGAAATTGTGGAGGTTGACTTAATTGATGATGACGAGATACACCTATCCGAACATACTAAGTATATTTTATGCGAGTATGAAAATTTAACTAAAGAAGAAAGGGAAAGGGTATTTTATCATATAGAAAAGCACAAAGAAAAAAATCAAAAAAAGGAGAACGAATATGCAAGAAACAAAGAAGATTAATGATTTTGATGCTACTGAGGTAGAAGAAAAAAGCGAAGAGAAAAATCAACTAGGAAAATTCAAAGACGTAAACGCCCTTTTAGATGCGTATAATTCTTTACAGTCTGAATTTACCAAACGCTGTCAGAAGATTAAGGAATTAGAAGCGATTGCTGAAGAATTAAAGTCGGCAAAAGAAGATTCTTTGAGCGAAGAAAAAAGGGAAGAAATTATAAAAGAATACTTAAAAGAAATTTTATCCCTTTCACAAAAATCGGTGGTAATGGACGGAACGGGGGTTACCGTGAAAACCCCGTCTAATCGTCCAAAAACCATATTAGAAGCCGGAGAACTTACTAAAAGTTTTATGGCAAAAGAATAAAGTATTAAGGAGAAGAGATGGCAGTATCATTAACAAACGCAGATAAGGCGTTAAAAACATTTTATTTAGACGTTGCAAAGGAGCAACTTAACCAAAACACAAACCCATTTTTAGCAGAAATTAAAAAGACTACTGAAGACGTTTGGGGTAAAGAAATTAGAAAACTTGCAGTTTACGGTGTAAACGGTGGTATCGGTGCAGGAACTGAAACGGGTGATTTACCTGAAGCAGTAGGCAATAACTACGAAAACTTCGTACTAAGTTTAAAAAACCTTTACGGTACTATTGAAATTTCAGACAAGGCAGTAAGAGCATCTGAAAACAACACAGGCGCATTTGTAAACCTACTAAACGCAGAAATGGAAGGCTTAATTAAGGCGTCAACTTTCAACTTTGGCAGAATGCTTTTTGGTGACGGAAGTGGCGTTTTAGCAACCGTAGAAGAGGTGGCTAACGGCGTAATCACTTTAGATAACGTAAAAAGTTTAGCAGAAGGTATGGTGGTTGATTTTAGAGATGAACAAGGCAATCTAATTGAAACTGCAAAGCAAAGAAAGGTTCTATCAGTAAATAGAAAGAACAAAACTATTACCGTTGGTGGCGTAAGCGTTGCTGACGAAATAGTTGGCGCAACAGTATGTATTCAAGGTTCATATCAAAACGAATTAACCGGCTTAAAGGCGCTTTTTGCTACTGAAGGTACTCTTTACGGTTTAGATAGAGAAAGTCATCCTTGGCTTGCCCCTTACGTAAAGGAAAACCAAGGCGAAATTACCGAAAAGGCAATTCAAACAGCGCTTGATACTATCGAAGAACAAAGTGGTAGTCAAGTAAACTTTATTATTTGTTCACTTGGCGTTAGAAGAGCGTTACAAGAAATTTTCTCAAAATCAAATACAAGAACGGACACAATGAATTTAGCAGGTGGTTATAAAGCAATTAGTTATAACGGTATTCCTATTATTGCAGACAGATTTTGCCCTGACGGAACTATGTATTTACTAAACACCGAAGACTTTTCACTTCATCAATTATGCGACTGGCAATGGCTTGAAGGGGAAGACGGCAAAGTTCTTTCTCAAATCCCTGGTAAGCCTATTTACACAGCAACGCTAGTAAAATACGCCGACCTACTTTGCAGTAAACCTTGTGGACAAGGTATGATTACAGGAATAACGGAAGGTTAATAAAAAATTATGAAATTAAAAGAGATAATTAAAAGCACGGCAGTATTGCTAAGTAGAGAAGACGTTATTTCTTTTATTGAAAAGGGTTACTCAGAAAATAGTGATATAACTAAAAAAGACCTTTTAACTTTTACTTGGTCGGCAAATTTTGTAATAAACGAACTAAGTAGTTACGCACCTATAGAAAGGTGGGAAAGGCGAGTAGTTACTAACGAAAAAATTGAGTTTGACACGTTAAATAATAGCCTACTTAGCGTAAAAGAAATTTTAGATTTAGATGGAAGAAAGGTTTATTATAAAACCTTTTCAGACTACGTAAAAATAAAAAACGGCACTTACGATTTTTTCTATTATTGTTTACCTTCAAACATATCTTTAGAAGATGAAATAATCTATACCGAAAAGGAAATGCCAAAT